TTTTTTTAAATGGAGCATCGGCACGTGTTAAATAGTCTTGGTATGCTCTCCAAGAATTATCAGCATTTTTAAGGGTGTTTAAAATGTTTTCATTAACTTTTTTTAATTCATCAACTAAAGCTAAATCAATTTTATGCGCACCTAATTTAGTTTCATTCTCGTGCTTTCTAATAAGCTCTTTTAGTTTTTCTATTGTATCCATTTCATTTATATTTTTACTCATGTCGTATTTATCTACAAAATAACCTTCTATTGAAAATCCTTTAACGTCACCGTCTTTTACCTTTTGCCACACTTCGTCGTTGTTTACTTTCATTGAAATCATCCAAGTTCCTTTTGGTAAACTAAACCCGTACAATTTACTTTTATCCGTCTTTTCATCTTCAATTATCCAGCTTTCAACTACACTCATCCCTTCTAACATTTTGCGCTCGTGTTCGTACGTTGCGTTGTTTTGATTAGAACGCATTAAAAATAGTTCCGAAGCTTTGCGTACAGTATCCTCACTAAAGTAAATGTAAAACTCTTTATCCTTGTTTTTACGGTATATCTGTTTGTTAGGAATTAAAGCCGCACCCATTAAAATGCGCTTTTCAGTATCTACCTCTTTTAGTTCAACTTCGTGTTTTTGTAACGCTACAAAATTTTCTTCAATCGCTGGGGACTCAACAACGGAAACGGCATTAATACCCATTTCTTCTTTTGTCTCATCAATCAGTAATTCTATTATTTCAACTTTTGCCATATCTCATTAACTTATAATGTTGCGTTTTGTACTCTATTTCGGTCTAAAGCTTGTGCGCTTGTTACTTCGCCACTTACTACGTAGGCTTGTGTAGGCGTTTGTTGTAATTGTGCAAGTTGATTAATTCCACTTGATCCTATTGTGTTGAAATTTGCAGTCATTGGCGCAGCCGCTGGTGTTGGTGTATCGTTACCTCCACCGCCTGAGCCGCCACCCCCTCCAAATTTAGAATTAGCAATTTTAATTATGTTTGCAGCACCCACTGTTCCAGCAATACCAGCTTCAACAAATTGCATACCCGTTGCTAATTTAATTGGGTTACCTCCAGCAGTTAACGCACCTGTTACCGCCATTGCAGTATTCGTAATTGCAGCCGCTAAATTGAAAGCCTTTTGTACTTGGAATTGTTTACGTGCGTCTTTTTCGTTTTTAGTATTAAACGAACCAGCTAATTCAGCTAAGGCGCTAAAAGATTTTGCAGTAAGGTCAAGTGTTTTTTGTCTTAATTCGTTTTTTCGTGCAATCTCTTTATCGTCATATTTCTTTTTTATGTCATCCGTTTTCTTTTGGTTGTCCTCTTCAAGAATTTGTAATGCTTTATTGTATTCTTGTTGATTTGCAAAAGCACCTTGTGCGTATAATTCATTAAGTTTATCTAATTGGTCTTGATATGATTTGCGTTGATTAAGTAATTCTTTTTGCTGTTCATTAGCCATTAATAATTCAGCTTGAAATCTATTAGCTAATCCCTTTTCAAATTCAGCATTCGCCTTTTCAATTGCCTCTTTTTCAGCTGCTAATTTTGCTTCTTCATTTTTCTTTTTTTCTTCAGCTGCTAAATCAGCATATTTTTTATCTACATCTGCAAGCCCTTTATCTAATGCTTCACGTAATAACAAAGTGTCTTGGTTGTATTTGTCCCCTTCAATAATTAACGCTTCGTATTTTTCACGTACAGCTTTTTTCTCTTGTTCCTGTTGGCTTAATAAACTTGTAAGGTATTCTTCTTCAGCTTGTGCTATACGATCTTGTAAATCTTTTAATTTCTCTAAGGCTTCACGTTGTTTATCTATTGCGTCTGTATTTGTATTTACCGAGCCAGTATATGTATTAGTTGTAACGGCAAGTTTAGAAAAATCTTTTATATTCTCTCTACTTTGAGCACCGCTTTTCATCATATCAGCAAGTCTTTTATCATTCGCCTTTGACTGTCTATCTAATGCCTCTATATCTTTATCAAGCTGTTTTGTTCCATAGGTTACAATATCGGTAAATTTACCATTTGCTGCCGCAGCATTTTCAGCACCCGTTTGAAATCCAATAAAACCATTTGCAGCATCATCACCTAATGTTATCGCCCATCCTCCTAACGCACCATTTAACCCTGTTGTTAAATCTATTGATTCTTTTTGATATTCTAATTGTTGATTAAGTTTTTCTTGTAATTTATCTGCTCGTATTGCTTCAATAGCTTTTTGTTCAGCTTGTATTTTTAATAATTCAATGTTTTTAGTTAATTGTGTATTAATTTGGTCTATACTAATAGACTCTAAATTCATATTTTGTAAAAGACCAGGATAAGCAGCTTGAAATTCTTTTACTTTTTGTATTTTTTGCGCCCGTGTTAAAGTTTCGTCTTTTAATTGGATTTTTAATTTATCTGCTGCACTAATTTCATTTGCTATTGAAGCTGTTGCTTGTTTTGTAACTTGGTTAGAAACCCTTTGAGCTGCTGTTGCTTTACCTAATGTTTCTGAAACTTTATCCCAATTAGCCATTAACAAGCCTAAACCCGTAATTAATAAACCGATTCCAGTAATGGCAAATGCTTTACCAGCAGCACTCATACTATTAAAACCGTCAACTACTTTATTTTTAAAATTCATAAAAGTAGGCAAGGCTTCATTAAATGCAGCAGCACTTGAAACTATAGTCATTACGGCTTGCAACTTCATCATAGTTTCTGCAAGTTTAGCACTTTCAGCACCAAACAAAGCAGCAGTACCCTCAGCAATACCAAACGCACCAGCCATACCGCCTACGGCTGTTGTCATTTGTTGAGCAGCAGGAACAGCACCAGCTTCCACTTGTAAATCTACTTGCTGCTGGATTCTTAAATAATTTTGAGTAGTTTGTAATAAATCTTGGTATTCTTTACTTGCCGTTTTACCAGCTGCTGCCAATTCATACAACCTATCTTCGGCTTCACCCATTCGTGTCGTCAAAGGCTGCATTTCTCCGTAAACATTGGCAAAGGTTGCACCCGTATCCGTAGCACTTTTATTTAACTCTTTGTAGCTTGTGGTTAATTCAGTAAGCTTATTATTAGCCGCTGTTACCTCTTGGCTGTTTTCACCATAAGCTTGTGTTAACTCCTCTACTTCTTGAGTTGTTTTTGCAATCTGTTGACGTAGGTTTTCAAATTGTTGTTGAACCTCATTTGCATTATCTTTTACTCTTAGTTCGAGCGTTCTTGTTTCAGACATTGTTTGCGCTTTTCTTGTTTATAAATCTTTTTTAAATTTCCCGTTAATTCGTGTTTTCCTTTCGCTACATCTACTATCTCACTCACTCCGTAAAAATCATCGCTCTTTAATAGTTCTAAAATTAGTTGTATCATTGTTGTAATATTTGAGTTTGTCCTGTTACTTGTTCCCCGTTGCTTAAAGTGTACGTAGTTATCAAAGTAATAACTTGCACCGCTGAATTTTCAGTTACTATGTTTTGAAACTCCTCCGTAATTAAAGGATCGGAATTTTCAGCTAATATATTTGAAGGGGTGTTTAAATTTTCAGGAATTGTAACAGTTATAAATGCACTTTCTGTTATCGTGCTTGGTGTAATTGTAACGCCCGGAAAAGCCGTTGTAATATCTGCGCTTATAGCTCCATTAAGCCAATTAATAGGAACTTGTAAACTTTGCGCATTAAACGAAGGTACAATAGGCTTGCCAGCTCTTAAAGGTCGAAAATCTAAATACAAACTGAAATCTACTTGGCCCGTAGTTAAGTTGCTTTTCATTTCGTTTATAATGTATCTTTTATCTCTTATAATAAGACGGTCGTTTAATTGTAAGTTAGTCAGTAAAGAAATAGGTAAATTCGTCTTAACGTGAACTAATCTATTCTTTAAATTGAATAAACTAAATAAATACGCGCTATAATACTGAGCGAATAAACCTTGCTGAATTGTTTCTTGGTGAATTACTGAATTATCAGCTCCGAAGTTTAAACTATATTTCGTGTTTTGATAAGTAAGGTCTTGACCAAATTGTGCAAATGAATCTATATCCTGATGCGTAGTGCCATCGTAAAATTGAATGGGGTGTGAACTTAAATCGTTACTTTCACCATACAAATAAAGCAGCATCGGTTTAGGCGTATAAGCGTTGAAACTTTCATTAAGCGTATAACCTAAAATGGCATAATTATTTGAATTATCTATTGATCGTGAAAATAATAAATTCTCAAAAGGTGATTCAATAACGTACTCATCCCCATCGTACACATATTGATATTCTACATTTCCGTACTGCTGGCTATTTGCTTGAAAATAATTCTTATTTACAAATGACTCGCTTTCTTGGTATTTGAAAGCTATTTTTTTATACAACTTAATTCGTTCAATATCGATTGAATCAATATCGGTGTATTGCGTAATGTCTACAATTGCACCTTGTGAATACCAATCTTCTAAAGGTAGTATTTCAAAAGTGTTTACTCCAGTAGCTACACACGTACAATTAAACTCTTTTAAAACACCTGAAAAGAAATCCGATACTTTCATGTCTGGCAAAGTAGAATTAACGCTTACATTACCATTTACAACAACTTGGTTAATACTTGCTGATTGTGCAAAATTAACCAACGAAGAGCCAATAACAAATTGATATTCATAAAACAGTACTAAATCAATATTCATTGAAGCTGTTGTACGTATTTTAAAAGTTATATTCGTGTCGCATCCTACCGTGTCCTGAATAACGCAAGCAGTAAAAAAACCTACGCTATCACGGGTTAAAGTTTGGAATAAATTACCGTCTTGATATACATCTAAATAAACCGTTCCTAAGGCACTCTTTGCACTTATATACATTGAATAGGTATGCGTTGCAGAAACTAATCCTGTAATGTCTTCATTTACTATATCAATTGAATCAGTAGTTACGTTTATTCCACCAGTTATAGTTAAGTTACCAATTGTTGAAGTTATAGCGTTAATTTGTACGTTTTGCGCTTCACTTAGCCAAGCATATTCATTCGTGTTTTTACCGTACAAAAAACATTGTGTAAATCGTGGGTCTGTTAAAAATGTCCCATTAAAAGTAACTCCATAATCATTGCTTATAGCTCCAAATATTTGTTTGATTTTAACCGCTGGGAATAACTCATCGTATCTAATTGCTTTTGAGTTTGTTGTTATATCTTCGCTCCCGTGATGATATGTCCATAACCTATTACTTGAAATTAAAGGATAGCGTACATCGTAATCCGTTGCCGTATCAATTATTCTATTGTATATATTTGTACCTGTATAAGCAAACTCTAAATCGCTTAAATTTAATAAGTTCAATTTATCTTCACCAAATAAATCTTTGAGCGTTCGTATTTCACCATAAAAAGTTAATTGATAATTTTCGGCATGTCCGTTTTTTATGTTAGCTTTTTCAATCTGAATTTTACCACGCCTGAAAGTAGTTAGGTCAATTTCTATTACTGCGTTCCGTCTTATGTTATGGTCTATTGTACCGTCTATATCAGTTTGATAAAAGTGTTCAAATATTTCATTGTTAACCGTTGAAGCTGGCACTGTAAACGACTGCGAAAAGTCAGTAAATACTTTTGAAATATCGTTAATGTTTTGAACGCTTGAAGTAACATTGATTTGTTCGTCTTCAAATAGTTCAATCTTAAGTCCTTCAATATATACTTGTACTTGTCTCATATTACATTGTTAATAGCATTGAAAGCAAAATCAAACTCTAAAGAATAGTTAATCATTTTTTGATTTATATTCTTGAATAGCTCCGTTGACTTCGTGTTAATCTTTACAGGTAAATTGTTTAATAATATTCTTTCGCTTGTCATTAGTTGCTCTAACAAATCGTTATAGCTTTCAGTTACCCAGTCAGTATTTACTTTAATGCTTCGTTTTGCAGTTGTGTTAAATACCTTTCGTTGCCCTTCTAAAGTATTGTAGTTAGGAAAAGTATTTTGCATTAAATTGTATTCCGTGTTTTCAACGCTAAACGTATCGTTAGACGCTGCGAAAAACCACGTTCTTTGCCAGCACCCGTATTTATTTACAAAGTCGCACAAAACAGGCGTATAACGACAAAGTTCAAACGGTTTAAAATTGCTTTCCCAAACAGTAACGTCAGTGCCTAAAATATTAATTATTATTTCTAACTTATTTCCACCAGCATAATAGTTTTCGTAAACAGTTGGTACATCTAAAATAGAATTGTTTGTTAAGTTTTGTGTGAACGTTGCAGCCGTTGCTAAGTTAGTGTACTTCGCTTTGTAGCTTGTCGCAGTTTTAACCATTACATGACCAGCCCTTCTGCTGTTAGTCGTACTTGGGTTCGTGCCATCGTAGTAATAGAAAAACGTTCCCTCATCGTGTAGTATATCGTAAGTAGGTGAATAGTTATATCCGTTCTCGTACCATCCAAAACCATCGTAAGCTACGTATGAATTATTACTAAGTAGCGTGTATGTACCTCCGTCTAATTTGTATCTTTTCAGTTGAACGTTGCACCATTGAGTAGTTTGACTTGCTGGGAAAGTATTATAAATTTCTTGCCTTGTATTCCAACTGATATACTCACGAATGTAAGGACTGATATTATAATACGTCTTTACGTTGTTTGAAGCTGGTATTAATTTACTCAAAGTGTAACTTGGCGAAGCTGGTGCGCTCCCCGTTCCATTCCAAATAAATACCTCTAACTTAGAACCCTCTTGTCCTGTTTCCGATATTTCAACTATATAAGGTGAACGTGCAAAAATACTCATTATCTATTCTTTAAATTTTCTCTTAATATTTCGTCTAATAGCTGTTCAGCATCTAAACCGTATTTATCTATTAACGTATCTGGTAAAGTTTTGTAGGCTGCCTCAAATGGCTTAGTAAAAAACAAACTTGGTTTTATTCCGTATTTGAATACACTTTTAGCAATTGCAAATTGTAAACTTTTTCTACTTTGAAATTTACCCGTTGCGCTTCGTGGTGCTATTCCTTTTCTAACGATCCATTTATCAAAAGCACTCGGTGGCGGCATCTTAGATTTATACGAATAAGGCGTGTCAAATTTTCTTTGCGTACCTGAAACCCCTTTATCTTGAAAGTTTCCGTAAGGCTCCATCTCAAAATAAATACCTATTGAATTAGGCATTGCTTTTACATCGCCTTTAATCGAACTGGATAATTTACCGCTTGTGTCTTTACCCATCTTTTTTAAATTGGCTTTCGCCTCAGCTACTACCAAATCACGAAACTTCTCTAAGGCTTTTAATCTTTCACTCATTAACAAACAGTCATTTCGTTAGGAACTAAAATATCAAAAGTCATTGTCCAACCAGCTAAATAGTTTTCAAATCTTTCAGCAAAGGCTTCTAAGGTTGGGTTACCGTCAACTTGAAAAGGTAGTGTATATAAATCACCCCTTCTTAACTCTTCGTACAATCTGTTTAAAACTGAAAGCATAGTATTTAATACATACACTTCGTTATCGTTTCCGTTAAATACGTCCGTATCTTCGTCTTTTGACTTGTTGACAATATCCATCGCCATCAAACTCACGTTAAAACGAATTATGTTACTTTCAAAAGTTGCGTTATTTACTATGATATGTACTAAAGGAAATATTGTTTGCTTTGCTAAATCCACTCCGAAAATATCACCTTGTGTAACCGTGTTTACAAATGGATCGTTTTCTAAGTTGGTTTTTAACGTATCTAATACCGTGTAATAATTAGCCATGTCGTTGTATTTTTTTTAATTCTCTATCTTCTATTTCTCTTTTTTGCCTTTCGTAAGTGAGGTAGGTAAGACACTTTCTAACTCCCAGCTTGGTAACGTCATCAAACTTTGTAACGTCTCCCTGAGATAACGCATAGATTGAATTGTACCAGCCCCATCTTTTATTAAATTGCGTTCTTTCGCTAAAGTCATTATCTTCGGGTTCTTCTTTATCTCCGTCTCCAAAGAGGTAAGCGTATGTTGTACTAAGTCGCTTCCTAAAGTCGAAAAAAAAACCGTTGCACCTAAGACAACATTTAACGGTGCGTACTTCATTACCTCGCTAAATTCATCTGTCCCCGTGTATTCAAATATTTCATGCCTATCTTTTACTTTCTTTGTGATAGGTCGGTACATAACAGCCATAGCTTTGTGAAAAGTTTCTACGCTTGAAATATTACTTTCTAAATCGATATACTCTCCAAAGGTCATGTCCTCCAGATTAGGAATAAACCCAAATTCAACGCCCTTTATTTTGAATGTAGCTTGAAACTTTGGCTTTTCTTTGAAGATGTTATTTAGGTGTACTGTTAAATCTCTGATGTCATTCCATTTTACCCTTACTACGTCTTTCATTTGAAGACCGCAAAATATTTCAACCGTCTTTTGACCAATAAACTCTTGGTCGTTCGACTTTTCTACTACCTTCATGAACTCTTGATAGCTCTTTAGAGGTATTTCACTTAATGAAGTAGGTATTACTATTTCTGTTTTCATCTTATTAATTAACTTTTTATTCGTGTTTTTGTAGTTTAAGCATTTTGCTGACGTTAGGAAAAAGGTATTTATACACTATTTGCATACTTGAACGGGTGCGAACTATTATTTATTTACCAAATGTGATACTTGCCGTAGTTATTATTAAATCTTACATCAAAGTATTGTTTCATTAATAGCATATCTCTAAAGTCTGGTGAACGTCCTATATTTTGTTTTATTTGTTCTTTAGGTAATATTCTTAACTTGCCGTCAACGTCAGTATTAAATGTTTTAAGTTGTTCTAATTCTTCGATTATTTCTTCTTTCGTCTTTTCAGAAATATCAGCTTCAATATAAATACTACTGTTTTGTATTTTTTCAGCTAACTTAAAACCGCATTGAGATTGTAAATTAAAGTAATTTGTTTTTACACCGTTCACAGTATTATCAAACGCTTTTGAATTGTTTACAAATCCAAGTATTCCACAACTATCTACTACGCCACCGCCTACGCCATCTTCATCGGCTATACATTGGTCTTTAGGTATTTGATGTTTTACCCGTAATGCTTCAATACATGATTGTATTTGCGTTGTTTTACTTACTTCAAATATTTGTAACTCTATTAACACGTCCCCATCCCAAACACCTATAACAGCTTTATCACTACCAAAACGTGCGATATCAGCAACTAAATACTTTTTGTTAGGCTTTTGTACATGATTGTTTTGAAACAGTCCTAAAATCTTTTCATAATCACATAATGCATCTGGGTCGTCATCGTATTCCCAGTTACCTTTTAATAATCTTTCTTTTGCGTTTTTAGATAGCACCCTATTTAAGTTTTCCAAGTATCCAGCATCAAGCATTTTATTATCTTCAGGTAAAGCTTGAATAAATGCTTTATAAGATTCTAATTCGTTTGTCTTAAACTTTTTGTAATATTCTTTGTATAGGTAGTTTTTACTTGGGTTACACGTCTGTAATATTTTACCAACTAATTTATATTTATCGTTTTTCCATCTACCTATTGAAGCGTGTAAATTTTGTTTGGCTTCATATTCAAACTCCCCAGCTTCTTCAATCATTCCCCTTGTCATTTGCATTGAACCAAAACGCATATACAACGGATCGCTTGGTAAATACTTTGCTTCTAATAAAAAGACTTTAGAACCGTTATAAAGCGTATAATAATTATCCGTTCCGTTAAAGTTGTAATATTGACTACCTAAACCCCACGACTGAAATACTTCATGTATTGTAGGTATAGTAAACTTACGAATATCATTGAGTTTTTTACGTGCTATAAAATAATGCGTTTCAGGATACAAAAAAGCATCCCCAAAAATTAGATTAATACCGCCAAAAGATTTACCACTACCTTTAGAACCACCGTAAACAATATCTGTTATAGTTGGATTTACCCAACATTTAGCCATTTCTTTTTGCTTCGTGTTTCCGTTTGTGTTAAATGTTAACTTCATTTAATATCCATTCCAGTAATACCTTCTATTGATATCTTACTTTCGCTTTCAGTTTGCTCTTTTAAGTTGTTTAAACGTTGTGTAATGCTCGGGTTGTATTGTCCTACCATACCGCCCTCGATTTGATCTCTACGGATTTCTTTTCGTATATGCGAACAGATGGGGATATATTCCTCGTAGCGTTTGTCTACGTTCTTAAAATACTGTTCAACTTCGCCTACTTCGTGCCAACAAAATATCTCAAAGCCTTCCATTGTTAAAGGTCTTTCAAGTGGCTCTGCTCTTTCTTCAAATTCTTTACCACCGAATACGCTTTTTATTCGAGGGTTCGCTTTTACATCTTCTTTGTATCTTAGGAATAGTTCGTAAAGTTGTTCCGGGCTATCTAAGTTTCTTGGTCTTCCTACTTTTGCCATTTTACTTCGTGTTTTTATTGTTCGTCTTTATAACTATTGTATAAAATTTCAAGTTTATTCATTACATCCCTTAGACAAGAACCGCATGAAGTAGGTTGCATATTTACTTTAAATACTCTATTGTAAATCTTTAGTAGTTCCTTTTGTTCGGTAGGCTTCATGCTGTAACGCTTTTCAGTAAACCATTCAGATAAATATTCGTGTTCGTCTTTTAGTAAACATTCAGGCTTACGGTAAGGAAACAAAGAATTTAACTTTGCTTTTCTTTCGTCACAACCGCAGTCTTCACCTAATACCCATTTCGCTAATTTAGCTACTCCAGTAACTTCTAAAACTTTTTCTACCGTGTCCCCTAATCCTTCGCTTTGTGCTGCTAATATTTCAGCTTTTGTACGTCTTTTTCGTGCCATAATTTATTTTATTAATTCGTAATCTTGGTTTTTAAAATCTTCGTAATCTTCACTTACATTTTCTTTCAATCGTTCCTTGCAAGTCTTAATTGTTTTCCATACGCTTTTAAAACTTATTCCTGTTACACCTTCTATTTGTCGTGTACTCATTCCTGAAGTTCGGTAAAGGTCAAATAATAATTGATCGTACCAATGCCATTGTTTAACCTCTTGGTTTATTTTTATTTCTAAACGTTTTTTCGCTTCAAGTATTTCAGGCAAGTATTCGTCTTTTATTTGGTAAGCTTCTGTTATGCTTACTTTTGTTATTCGTGTTTTGCTTTTCTTGTAATCAAACGCCATGTTTCGTAATACAGTCCAAATAAAGTTTTTATTCAGTTTGTTGTTTAAATAGAACCGTTCTACGTTATTTATTACAGCCATCTTTAAATACATTTCTTGTACTATATCTTGTGCGTAAAATTCCTCTCCAAAAGTGCCTACAACCTTAATCCAATCGTTGTGGTGTTTGCTTAGTTCTATTAAAAACTTTTCATTTACCAAAGTGAAGTGAATAATTGTATTACTGATAAGCTGGATAAAAATATTAAAACACGGTGTATTGATTCTAATATTAATTCGTCTTTATATACCCACGTTTGAAACTTCTCACTTGTTACCCAAAAGGCAAAAACAAGAAAAACCCTATCTAAAATAAATAGGGTTATCAAAAAAGGTAAAAGTAAGGCGTGTCTCACCCTACAAAGTTATACTATTTTTTTAAATATTCGACAAACGTCTTTCTTCAAATATCATTTCTTGGTTAAAATCAAATTCCTCTTGCATTAATTCGTACTCATCAAACTCAAAAGAATACGGATCATTATCCAAAATGCTTTCAATGTATTCACAAATTAATTTCGTGTTTCTTTTGTTTAGGTGCTTAGAACTTATTAACGCTCCATCTTCAGCGTAGAAGTCGTATTTACTTAGTTTAACTTGTACGCTTTCTAATTCACCGTCTTTTAATATCCATTCAGGTGTAAATTGAAACTGCATTTCTTTTCCTTTACCGCAGTCAATATCAAAATACCCTACTCCGTTATTAACTTCAATGTTTTTTACTGTTGTGTTTCGTGTTTTCATAGCTTAAATATTAATTATTTCGACAAATATAATATTAAATATTAATATAAATACTATCTGAATAAAAAAAATGCGGAATTTTTTACGTTCCGCACCTTTGTAAACAAACTATTCTAAGCGCGCGCGACCGTGGTTACCACAATCCAGAAGCGGAATAGTTACTTGTTAGCATCTAAAAACTTTCCTATTCGTTCTATTGTAGCTGTGTTTATTGTTTTACCCTTCAGGAACGTGTGTATATTACTTTGGTGTAATTTAGCTTCCAAACAAAACTTATTTAGTGTTATTCCTTTGCTTTGAATATACCGCCAAATTAACGTCCGTGTTACATTATTTATATTAGCTACTATCTTTTCTTCTTTCATAGCTTAAAAGTTGTTTAAAAAGTCTGAAATATCGTTGCTTTGTGGCTTCGTGTTTTGCTCGTCTACGGGTTTAACAGATAAACTCAAATATCCTTTGCCCTGACCTGTTTGTTTTTTCCATGCGCTGATATAAAATTCACGTCCTAAAATTGTTACTTTACCGTTTAAATCCGGGTGCGTTTCTTTCGTCTTTTTGTCGTTTGTAAATAACGCTCCGCTGTTGTCTCTCTTTTCCATTTTATTTTACTTTTAATTTTAACATTTTAATTACTAAAGAATCAGCATTTACAGTGCCGCCTTCATCTGTTACGCTTGTTAGTACTTTTACTAATTGCTTTAATTCTTTAAGTTCTTTTTTTAATTCTTGTATCTCTTGGTTAACTTCTGGATTCATATTACTTGAATTAAGTTATTATAATATTCTCTACATTCTTCAATTCGTGTTTTAATAGCTTCTATTACTTTCTCATCTCGCTTAATTACGTGCGTTTTAACACGCTTTTCTTTAGGTATATGCATAAAAGTATGTTTGGCTTCTACAAAATCAATTATATCGTCATTTTCATCAATCTCGTTTCTTCGCCAGTGTTCCCTTCTTATTTCATCACGTACTATTTGCAAAGGTGTATCGATTAAACAGTAACATAATAAAGCCTCTTGTTTATCTGTTAGCCACATATAACCCTGTAATTGATAGTAGTAATCTTTGTTTTTTACTTCTTCTTCTACTACCTTTTCAAAGAATGTAAACGCATCCCAACTACTTTTAACGTCAATTAAAATGTCCGTGTTTACATCAGGTATTCCAGTTAAATATTCGTTTTCTAAACGTTCTTCGTTTTTATAAATAAATCCAACGTCTAAAACATCGTTAACAAGCGCTATTGCTTCAGCTTCTACCTCGTTTCCTTTGTCCGTATATCTACTCCAAAACTCTTTGTGAATATTGTATTTTTCTTCAACCGCTAATTCAAGTAAATACGTTTTAGTAGTTTGAGAAAGACGCTCCCCCTTGGTGCGGGGGTTTGTCATTATTTTTCCTATTTGTGAACATCGTATTTTCATAGCGCTTTCAATTGCTCAGGTGTTAAATCAAATTTAGCTCGTAGTTCTTCAGCGGTAAATTTACCCTCTTGTATTGCTTTTAGTGCTTCTAAAAAACGCTTACTATCCAACGGTTCAAGTTTTCTATTATCTTTTGAGTCTGGATCACTTTCTGTTTCATCAATTAAAAATAAACCGTTTAAAGCATATTTACGTGCGTAACTCGAAGCCGTACCAGTTGTTTGTTCGCTTGACATACCTTTGTGTTCGCTTAATTCAGCGTAGGCGTTTACTTTAATTTCTCCATCCGTGTTAATCAAAGTTGCAGTTGCTTTTAAAAATAACCTATTACCAACCTCTACTACTTCGTCAGTTAGTATTAATACACTTTCGTATTTGTATAAAATAGGTTTTGCAGATTCTAATATTTGTTCCGCACTACGATATTTGAAGCCGCCAAATTTGTTAAAGCTTCCTTTAGGGCATTTTAATTCCGCCTGAATTTTAGTTAACTGTTTCATGTTATTTTGTGTTTTGTGTTTACAAATTTAATAATAAATTTTAATATAACTATAATTAAAAAAAATATTTATAGAAATAATTTATTATAACAGTTGCTAAAAGCTATTAAAACAGCGTTTAGCTTTGTGTTATGCCTCATTTAAGACAAGACAATCCACCCATTCTGATTTCATAAAATGAGTTCTACCTCCCCAACATTTACCATTTATATCAACACAAGTATCATTATGACTGAATCCTGTGCAAATACCAATTTCTTTATTTGGATTTTCCTTACTTACTAAAATATCTCCTACATTATAGTCAATATCATGGAAACGAGGCATAACAGCAGTCTTGCTCAATGCTGGGTCACTGTTGGTTTTGTTTGTTTCTTCCATTTTTTTAAATTTTTTACTGTTTGACAATTCAGTGCATTTTAAGCCCGCACTGCGCAAGGCTGCAAACCGTTATGCTCAATTCATTTTTCTTTTACGTTTCCAAGTTTTTATGGTGTCGATTATCCAAGCAAATACCGCTATTAAAATAATAACACCAAAAATGATTAGCCCAATTATATCTTTCATATTCCAGACAACTATCTGACCTGAACAAGAAGAAAAAAGAACTAAGCATAACAGCATATAAGCAAAAGCAAATATGCGTGTATAAAAATATGTGCTTATATTATGTTTCATTGCTGTATAAAAGTTATGTTTTTAAGTTAAATTATGCCTTTGCCTATACGCCTATCGTTATAAAAATTTCTTTAAACCTTGCACCGCATTCTCAATTGAGTTTGCACGTTCTTGAAGGCTTGTTATTTGTTCGAGGATAGTTTGCTTACAATCGCTTGTAAAATATCCCTGTGAGTTAGCTATTAAGGGAATTAAGCCATTTGAACGTATGTAATTAACCATTTTGCGTAAACGCGGACCAGTCATTTTAATTTTGTATCCGTTGTATTGTAGATACTGATTCATTCGTGTTACTATTAATTCGCTTTTTATCGGGTTCGTCTTTTTATATGCCCTAAATCCATGAATTACAATTGGTAAAATTTCCAATTCCTGGTCCGTTAATTCATGCGTGTAATTTTCAAAATTTGTTATCATAATTTTCCGTTATCTGCAAATGAATAAAAAGAATCAGCCGTTAAAATAACGTGATCTAAAACAGTTGAATCCACTAAATTACAAAGCTGTTGTAAATCCTTAGTGATGTTTAAATCCGCTTGGCTTGGGTTTGCGTTTCCGCTTGGGTGGTTATGCGCTAAAATTATTCCACTTGCGAGGCTTTCAACTACGTACTTTAATAGTATTTTTTTATCGACTACGGTTCCAACAATTCCGCCTTGTGAAATTTTAGCATATCCAATAGTTTCGTTTGCCCTATTCAAAAGTAAAATAAAAAAACTTTCGTAGATTTCTAAATCGTCACCATAAAATTGGCGTATAAATTTTTCTGCAGTTTGAGAATCTATAATTTTTACTTTTGTAAATTCAGAATCAACCGCTTTTAAATCAAATTTTTTTGCTTTCATATACTTTGTTTTTTATTATGTTTGTCAAAAGTAATATAAATTATTAATATAACAACTATATATCAAAATTCTTTATCTTTTTTTTGTAGGTGTTAATTATTTGCTTTAATTCGTCTATTGTAAATTTCCGTGTTTTAGTAGCCTCAGCGCTTAAATTCTCAAATTCTTCTATCCCTATTTTCTTCAATAAGTTTTCACGGTAGTAAATTAAGTTACCTGAAAGATAGGTATTGCAGTGTTCACATTGAAGGTGTACGTTCCTTTCGTCAAAACGCACCGACCAATGGTTGTTAGCATTGTAGAAATGTCCAGCATTGGTTTTTAACGGCTTCTTTTGGCACGATATACAAACGTTCCCAGCATCCCGTAAACGGATATACTTATTGAATACTTGCTGCGCCAATTTAACGTGATCCTGAATTGTCATTAAGTCCATTTTTAACTTCGCCTTTTTACGTTTCCAGTTCTTTTCCTTTACTTCGTTTATCCATTCAGCTACGCAATTAGGTTCAAAACAATTCTTTTGTAGGGTTGTAATTGGTGAAAAGACAAATTTACAGTATTTACATTTTCGTGTTTTCATATCTCTATTGTTTGATTGATTTGTTCTAAATGTCGAATCTTTTGCTTTAACTGCATTATTTCTATTTCCATTTGGTATTGCTTTGAGTTACTTGCTCTCAACAGTCGGTCTACGTGTTCAAAGTATAACACCGCTTCACCTACTTCTGTTAAGCTCTTTTCCATTGAATCAATTAAATCTTTTCTGTGTCCGTGTTTTTCTTTGATGTTATCTAAAGAATTTTGAATCTTTAAATAAACAGTCCATAAACCCGTTTTACGCTTTATCATTTCTAACATAATTTTTTATTTTTAGACATTTTTTAGACATTTTTTAGACATTAATTATCCCGCTTTATCCCGCCAAGACCTGATAATTAAAATGGCATTTCGGGGTTTCCGTCTTTATTTATAACTGGCTCTAATTCTTTAAAAGCTCCTTGCTTCATTCTTTCACTAAACGAAAGTAATTCTTTTCCATTTACAATATCTGGCTTTAAAGTTGGAAAACTATTAGACGTTTTAGGTCTAAACGCTTGTAAAGGGTCAACATCATTTATTTTAAAGCCTAATCCAAAATTATAATCGCAGTAAATTGGATCATTCAATCCAGTATGTTTACCACCCGTGTCAGTATCTTTTACTTTTTCAACGTTTACCCAAGTTACAAATTTCATTGTTTCGTGTTTTACTAAGCGATGAATAACAAACATATCGTCACACCTATTTATAAAAGCTTTACCGCCTTCAATATGGTCTTTTAAGGGTGCTTTTAAGTGTCCTTGATATAAACCGTCAGTGTATAAATTACCACTGCGACCGCTTTCACTATTCGGGTGCGTGTTTATGTAAATTGTTAATCCGTATTTATTGCAGTAATCACGGCATTGATTCAAAAATAAATAATTACTTTGAAAATCCATTTGCCTATCTAACCCCGTGAACGGGTCAATCAATGCTACATTACATTCAGATTCTTTAAATAGGTTTAAAAGGTCTTTAGGTTTGTACAATTCAGCATTATTTACAAAGTAAAATTGCTGTTCTAAAATAGTCATGCCGCTTTTTATTTGGTCGTATGTCAAATCTTTAAACTTTATGCCGTAGTACATTTGTATTAAATCTCGAAGTATGTTTCCCTTCTTGTTTTCGCCACTCCAGATACAAAACTTTAAATTGTGCCTAAGTGCTAAATTTAGAAAGTACCAATTTATCCAATAGGTTTTACCTACGTTATCGTGTCCTAAAATAATATTTAGTTGATTAGGTTTAAATCGTAGGTATTCATCGAGGTAACATCCTATTCCTAATCCGTCTTTTATTTTACCATCTTTGTAATCTAACAAATATTGTAAGCTATCTCCAGAAGTTGTTATCATTTTGTAGGTTTTAAAAATCCAAGTTTAATTGCTTTCAGTTCTTCAGGTGAAATGCTTTCTTGTTGGTATTGATTAGGGTTTCTATTGTACCAAGTTCTTAATCGTTGTTCTATACCGAATGTTTTTTCCTTTTCAAATCTAAGCTTTTTATCTTTATCACCGTGTTCAGTCCAGTAATCGTAAAATTCACGTAGCATTTTTTTAGGGTATTCATCAACAAACAAAGAAAGCGAAGCGTAAAACTTGCTTTTACGTTCTTCTATATTATCTATTTCTTTATCTTTTACATTTACATTATCATTAACAGCTATTTTTGCCATGTCGTTTATGCGATTGCTATCTTCTGTTATATTTTGCCACCTTTTGTTAGCGCCTGCTTTACCTGCCTTGCTTCTGTTTTCTTTTGTTTCTTCGTATTTTATTAAGTCCCTTTTCAGTTGTTGTTGAATAGGTGTAAAAGCTAACTTAATAATTAAATCGTCTGTTTCTGGGTTCTCATCGTTTACATAACTTAATATAAACTTTATTAATTCACCAGCTTTGTCGTTTGGTAGTTGGTCAAAAATTGCTTTTTGATCCGCATACAAAATAAATCCTTTTTTGTCTTTTGCCATTTGTCAAATTTAAGTCATAAAAAAAGCCTCTTAAAATCCTGCGCATCTGACTTCGCATTCATTTAAAAGGCTAATAACTTCTTTAGGTTCGTATAATGTCAGATGGAACCGTGTGCAAATATACGAATTATTTTATAATTACTGTTGGTATTGCTGAATTAATTTCAAATATTTCGTCTATTTCTAATAATCCATTTGAATAAAACGCTCTGTAATACGTTAAATCCGTTTCTTTGTCGTGGATTCTTTCAACTTCAGTTAAATAATATACTTTCATAATTAATCAAATTCGTTGTTTATCCATTTTTTTAAAACTTTTCTTTTCCAGTATTGAAATATTCTATTGTTACGTACCGTTATTGGCTGGTGGTGGTATCGTGTTAAATTAATTCTACGTCTTTTCATCTTCCTCTACCTAATGCTTCAATAAATTGATATCGAGTTACTGCGCTTAGCTTGTTCTTAAAGTCAAAGAATTCGTAAACGTTGCCAGTATATCCAAACTCAATCTTTTTAGCTTGTTTGTGAATAGTAAAAAAATAGTTTATTTCGTCTTTTAGTATTTCGTAGGTTTTTATTCCTTGGTTTCTAAATACTACCGAGTAGATCGTACCGCCAAACTCCTCACTTTCTACGATAGCAAAAGGCGTACGTGTTAAATACAACTCTTTTAAAGTTACTTCTGATTTCATTTTTCGTTTATTTTATTATTTATTAATCCTATTACTATTGCTATAAAACCCACACTAAATAATAGTAGTGCCATCTTTGCTTCTTCTACCATCTTATTCTGATTTAAAGGTTTCGTTGTAGTATTGTTCAAATTGTTTTTCTAATAATTTTTGAAATGATTTATTTTCATACGAGTGTTGAATACAAGCATTTTTCATCTGCTCCTTCTCCATTTCTTTGGCTTGTTCAACTAAATTTGTTATAATTTTATGGTGTGATATTATAGTGCCGTCACTTGTTGAATAACTAAGTTTTTCTACCAACCACTCTACTGCTGTCTGTTTCATATTCTAAAAATTACTTTTAATTACTAACTTCAATTCACCATTAATATCTGATTCCGTACTTTCATGAATCTTATCTACGAACTTTTGGCTAAATTCTACTTCGTGCCATTTATCTGCTGTTTCAACGCTTTTCTTTTGATTGTGGTACATTTCTACTCCCGAACCAATTAACTCTCTTAAATCGCTTAAAATAGATATTAAATCGCTTTTATTTGTCCATTCGAAAGAAACGTTTACTTGCTTAGTTCGTTTTACCTTATTTCCGTAATTCATTTTGTGTAATTTATTATAGCGTCTAAATAATCGTTGTATAGCTTTTCGTTGAATGATCCACCTTTGTCTTCAGGGCAAATTTTATTCATCCACTTGCGCTTTAAATAAGTTACGTTAGGACGGTGTGGAAAATAGGTATTAACCACGTTTTTAATTTTTGAGTTCATGTCTTTTAGTTTTAGAAATTAGTACTAAAGATAAACAAATTACACCAGCTCCAAATAATAACCAGTTGTCGTAACCGTAACCAATTACCATTAAAGCTAAATTAATAAAGATTCCTGTTCGTTTTTTCATAGTGTTTTTTTAAATGTTTCTACAAAACTAATATAAATAATTAATATAACAATAACTTTTTTCAATTATTTTTTACATAAAAAACAAAACCCCTGATTTCTCAAGGGTTTCATAACACAAAACAAACAGAAAGATTTTTATTTACCTATCTTAAAACGTCTTAAAATAAACTTTACTACACGTTTAGCTATCAGTTTCCAAAGTGCGCCTTGGGCATCGACTTTCACCTCGACACCGTCGGGCGTCTTTTTAATATCAATATCAATATTTTTAGAATCCAATTTGAACTCCTTGTTTATTTCTCCTTTTAATACGTGAATATCTACGTTCTTTGAGTCTATATCGAGCTTTATATTCGTACCGTCTTTTTCTAAGTTAACGTCTAAGTTATCCGTGTCAATTGTAATTTTTTTCTTTGCCATAATTAATTATTTAGTCCAACGTGCTGCAGTACCTCTTACATCGTAATGTACCCAAGTTGAATACGTACCAATTCCACCTTGTTTCATTTTACCAGCTGCGATCAATTTCTCGATAATAGCAGCAACTTGTTTCGGTGTGTAACCTTCTACTTTTATATCAGCAGCTTGGCCTGTAATATGTTTACTTGATTTAACTCCTCCTACTTTAGCGTTGTGTTCTGGTGAACGGTAGCCGCTTGTTATCTTAATAGGCTTCTTTACTTCGTCTCTAAGCACTTGTAAATTCTTTGCGAGTTCCTGAATGTTACGTAATACAGTTTCAGTTAAAGCGAAATTATGCTTGTTAAACTCGTTTAAATTAAAATTGTTTGTTAGCTTCATAATTATTTTTTCGCTAAGATACGCTTTTTACTATCAATCACAGCAACAGTATCAGATTTTATGATCGGAGCTTGTGGCTGTTTCTCCTCAATAGGTTTTCTATTGTAGTATTCGTTTTTATCTAAACAGTTGTACAAACGTGCTTTCACATCTTGTACTTCAAAGTGTGTGTAAGCTAACCACATTGCGAGTACTCCTACAGCGCCTTGTTTCTTAATCACTTCAATAAATTGTGTAATAGGTATCATTTTCATTATTCAAAAGGTGGTGGTGTTGGTTTTGGTTTATATTCAATCAATGGTAAATCTTTTATCCAATCAAAAGACGGAAAAATATTTTGTTCTATTTCTTCAATAGATATTATCCAATTATCATTAATATCCTGAATAGGATTAAAATAAGAATCATCGTCATATAACTGACCTACTAATTCGTCTTTTTGTAACTCAGTAAGTAAGCCTACATAAGTTAGTCTTTGTTCTTTTGTTAGTTCTGTTAATTTCATACGTTACGTCCTAAAGTTGTTTGGAATGCTTGTACTGCTGTTGTTAAATTTGTTACATCAGTAGCAGTTAAAGTATCTGCTAAAAATGCAAAGGCTTGTTGCCTTGAATCATACGCGTTTGATACACCTGTATAATTCCTTGCTCCTAAATATACCGTTAAATTTGGATTTGCACTATTTGTTGGTGTTGTAGTATTTATTGCAGTTCCATCTCTATATAATTTTTTAGTTCCTGAACCCTCTCTATTGGCTATAAATAATTTCTGAGTATTAGTTACATAATTTCCAGAGCCGTCTGAAATAGAATCATTTGCTCCATAATAAGTATTGTTATCTGTAAATTTAGGTGAAATTTGTAAACCTCTAAATGAGCCATCAATAGCACCAATAGAAACACCACTTGTTATTGCATTTGTTCTTGAATAAAACCCACCTGATAGATTTGAAGTTGTAGATTGAGTTGATAAATTATATTTAGTATCAGCATAAGCATTTGTTCCGTTAGGCAAAGCCCCATTAGCCGAATGAGTCCACCCACCACTAAACACAAGCCTAAACGCTGCATCCGTATCTAAAGGATTTTTAAGGTTGAATTTATGCGTTGTACTTGTACCGCCAACATAAGGATAAATAGCTTTCATTTTATCCCATATAGAATAACCTTTTAAATCAACTACTAAAGTATTAATAGCACTTTGTTGAGTAGGGTCTGTTATTGCAGCCGCTGTAATGAATGCTTGTGCATCCGTATCAAAAGCTACTGTTCCGATAATATCAGTTGCACCAGCTTCAGAAACGGAATAAACCGAACCCCAGCCGATTGCATTATCAGCACCTTGCCCCCATCCTATGTCGTTATTTGAAGCACCATCGCCC